TTAGCATATTTGTCACCAGTCTTTACTGACACCTCCTCTTTCAAACCTGGAAAAATTTTGGTGAAAGTGTTTCGAGGTTGAGTACCCCAGCCCAGAGTCAGCACACCTCTAATCTCACCATCAAGTTTGATAGCGAGATAGTGTTTAGTCTGTACAGGCATGACAGGAGAATAATGATATCTAGATACGAATGCATATGCCGTATACTTATCGATATTCTCTATCTCAAACTGATACTTCTGTGTGCGTTCTTTTGGATTAAATTTCATACCTTATTATACACCATATAAACTATCTGTCAATAGAAAAATGCACAGTTCCAAAATAATTTGGTGTCTCTCCATCAAACCCACCACCACGCTTCAGATTGAAAAAAATCTCTTTTGATTTATTCACCTCATCAAATGTGGCAATGACCTGATCACCCTCACGAATCTTATATAGTCCATCCTCCTCTAAGAATGTATACATACTAAACCTTTCCTTCAGCAATAAGTCTCTCTCTATTTTTAAGATGAGCCTTTGCAACGTCGTCCTTGTTTTGTCCGTGATAGGCAACTGCGTATCCTTCCTTGATTAAGATTTCGGTGACCATAGTAGAGCATGGCGTGATAGGACCAGATCCAGGTAAGAAGTCACCCAGAATACGACCAAACTTACCCTTGGCATCTTCGCCATCTCTATCAATTCGTGTTCTAAGAACAGCAATAGATCCTACAGGTATAAGTTCTTTTAAACGCTCTTTTGCGAGCAAGCCAAACTTCTTTTCTTCTTTATCACGGGTGCGAGACTCAGGCGTATCAATACCCATGATACGAACACGCTCTTTTCTCAACCACACCCCGAAACCTAAATCAATGTCAACATCAACGGTGTCACCATCGACAACTCTTAAAATTGTTGCTTTGTACTCATACATTATCGTAAATCCTTGAATGTTCTCTTGTCAAATTTTCTCTGACTAAATTCTCCCTGACTATCCTCATCATTACGACGACTACCGAATACAGCATTGTCCATAACTGGATTATCGTTTACCAGTTCATCTTGTGCAGACTGCTCCACATCATACAACCGCATCTTGCCTCTGTCAACCCCAACGACGAACCGTTTGTTGCTTGTCGGATCGTTGAAGCGATTCTTCAACTGCTTCACCATAATCTGATTGAGTGCTTCTAGTTCCTCACTAGACACCAGCGCAAACATCAGGTCGGTTGTAGCAGGTAGACCAAACGACTCAGAGGTATCTTCAAGCCCTGGGTCAGAGTTAGTGTAACCACCACGAGTAGTCTGTGTAGCAGTTACGATAGGCACATTCTTCTCAACAGCAAGACCCCGTAGTTCTTCAGCGATAGATTTAATCATCATATATGTATTCACGTTTGACCCATACTTCATACGACTGGACGCACAGATGTTTAGATAGTCGATGTAGATAATGTCTGGTACGAAGTTTCTTTTCAAACGAAGTTCATTCAGCAGATGACGGAAGTGACCAGCACCAGCAGAGGCAGTAGGATATTCTTTGACGATAAGTTTACCCTCAGTCTTGCTGCGGATACGCTCGACCTTCTTCTCATATAGTTTGAATGGCAGGTCTTTCAAGTCATCTAGGCTGCAATCAAGTAGGTTAGCATCAATACGCTCAGAGATACGCTCTTCTGCCATCTCCATAGTGATATACAGAACCTTCTTGTTGTCCATCAGATTGTTAGCAGCAAAGTGACACATAGCAAGTGACTTACCAACACCCGTGCCAGCAAGAATACAGGTCAGTGTCTTAGATGGTAGACCACCCTTGGTAATGGCATTTAGATATTCCAGATCAAACGGAATACGCTCTTCGACCTTGTGATAAAACTCATACCGTGCTTGGAAGTCCTCAATCCAGTCATGACCGATTGATGAATCAAAACTGACCGATAACGCTTTCGATAAAATCTCAGGTATAGCACCTTTAGTTTTTTCTTTGTCACGCCCATCAATGATACCAATAGATTCCATAATAGCATTATACACAGCCTTCTCTTGACAGAACTCTTCTGTTTTATCTAGCAACCACTCTTCATCAGTGTCGCTCTTTTCGAGATTGGAAAGATACTCGACACACCCTTCAAAGACCTGCTCGTTGAGACTGTCTTCGTTAAGGGTGATGCCAAGCACTTCGTTGGTTGGTAGTGTGTTGTATTTTTCTACATGGGAATCGATGGTGAGGTATAGTGTCTTTTCGACCTCATCGTGGAAGAACTCTTTATTAAGAAACGGCAGAACCTTGCGACTGTAATCCTCGTTGTGAATCAGATTGCTCAGAATCGTCGTTTCTATTCTCATCTTCTTTCCCGTTCAATGTATGAATAATAATATTAACCAGCAAGTCGCCCAGATGATTGTTGAATAGAGGATCATCATCAGAAAGATTGAGTGGATTTTCAATGAAAACAAACTCAAATTTCAGTGTCGCTTGATCCGCATCATCATAGGTTTCTGTCATATGGATCTTATCGTATCTAATGATAGTACCATAATACTTCTCAGTTGTCAAGCGAATAGGAATGGTCGAGTCTTCTTTGTAAAGCTCCTCGACAAACTCATATGCGTTATTGAATTCTGAGAACCGTTCTAGATCAATCTTACTCATTCAACAGCTCCGGCTCTAGTTCTTCAACAGCATCATCCACATAGTCATCACCCACACCATATTTGTATTCTTCAGCGGCTGCCTTCTCTAGCCGTTCCATGATATCGTCAGTGAAATACTTTTGAGGTTCGTTGTTGATTGCTTTACCGAAATGCTTCGAACCATCAGGCATCTCAAATCGTGTGGAGACTTTCTTGATGATATTGTAGTCAACAGCAAGGTCAAGCAAACCATAGTAGCGGTCAAGACCATGCGTGTATGATAGACGCACCTCTACAATTTTATTCTCTTTGGTAAATCGAGACTTCTTAGCCTGGACCTTGATGAGATTTCCTTCGTCCTTATCAACATCTTTGTCACGCTTTTTGCTTAAAAACAAAATAGTGGATGCTGTATATTTCAAACCAGACCCACCAGACATTTCTTTAGTGGGCATATAAGCACCGACAACATCATAGGTGTGATTGGTGATAATCATAGGCACTTGTGCTTTAGCCAGTTTCAGACCAAGTGTACGGAAGGTCGCTTTGATAACCTGTGCTTTGGTCATGTCACGAGTTTCTTTACCCTCTGTGCTATCCTCCATCTCTTTGGTGGTGGATAACTGACCCAGTGAGTCAAGCACCATCATCATAGGTGGTTTTTCTTTGCCCTCAATATATCGATCAAGAACCTGTAAACCGTGATGACGAAGTTGCTGAATGGTTTGTGGTTCAGATACGATAAGACGATTGGTATCAATACCTCGTGTCTCCATCATATCTTTAGTGACGGCTGCTTCGGTATCATAGTAGATAGTGCCAGCATCAGGATTCTGTTCTAAAAAGTTTTTTACCATTCCTAGTGCGAAGAATGTTTTCCCAGTAGCTTGTTCCCCAGCCAGTGCCACAACCTTATTATTGGGTACACCGCCATATAAACTGCCAGATACAAGAGCATTGAGAATGTAGCTACCAGTATCAATCCACCCGCTAAACTCAGCAGAATTACCGCCATCAGCCAATAGATGAGTGTTTTCATCGTTCATTGCCTTCGCTAAACTTTTAAAATAATCAGACATACTATTCCTTTTCAAAATAAGACCCGTCTAGGATCGCTTCAACCTTTTCCATTTGCTGTTTGATGATAGGACCACGGTTAGGCCAGTGGACATATTCTTGGTTCTGCGTCCTATACAAACTACCGAGAAGAGGCATAACAATCTCTGACATTGCCTTCACTTTTTGATTGGCAACGCTGTCAGCGAGTTGCTTGCGTTCTTCTACAATATCTTCATTATCATATATGATACTTAGTAGTTTGTCAACCTTTTTCTCCATGTTTTTCAGACTGTCTAACTTCTTCTCTAGTTTCTCCTCAAGCGAAGTCAAGTCTTCTTTCGCAGCAAGCACAGGTTTGTCAGCTTGTGCCACCTCTTCTTGCTCAATGACTTTGCGACGGTAAGTATCCTCATCTACCGCCGTAAAGCCAAAGTCATCTACCCAATTACTCATGTGTTGCTAACTCCCCTTCCGATTTTAAAACCACCAGCAACAGTAGTCACTTCTGATTTAACAGTGGTTTTGGGTTTGATATTTTTGTTTGTTTTTAATTCTGCTTTGCCACGCCAACCCTTCTGAACAATCTTTTGTTTTTTCTTAGGATCACGCTTTTCCTCAAACTTACGACGGTCGAGAATCTTAGACTTCATCAGCAGATTGAATGTATTGCTGGACTCAACTGCTTCATCGTTAAACAGTGTTTGGAGTTTACCGCTCTTGAATGAGTCCAGGTCTTTGTAGGTCGCACGGCTGCGCTTGATCTTTGCTCGCAATTCATCAGTCAACTCAGCAAAGACCAACTTCATTTTCACATTGTCACCGAACAGCATACGATGTCGCCGCCCTGGTTCATGGACTTTAGTACCGTTCTTATCGTAAATCTCTTTCACATAGGTAAGAACTTTGTTAGATATATTAGGTGCGTAATCAAAATAAGCACGGACCCACTGCCCATTGAAATGAACAAAAATGGTAAAAAACCCAGCGAATGTGGGTTTGCCATACTCACCTTCTTCTCGTGTCAACCGATAACCCATTGTCCCTGTCTTACGAGAAAATGGTTCAATATCAAAGTCACCATTCAGAGAAGTCAGTTCTGCAATTTCAGCAGTAATCTCAATCTGTCTTTTTTTACTGATCGCCATCTTTCATACCGTTGTTGTTTTTCCATGACAAATAATCGTGCGGTGTATTTATCTCAATACCATCAAACGATACCTCATCCATAGAGATATCGATATCGTTCTGCAACCACCGTAGTTGCTCTAGTTTTTCAATATTCTCTTCTGGATACTTGGTTAACTTACGATACTGCGATAATGCATCTGCGGTGTATCCATAGATGCCTAAGTGGTGGTCACCATACCGAGTGAAACCACGACCAAACCAACGTGCCTTGTTGCCATTGTGGATAACCTTAACGACACTAGGCACTTCACGTTTCTCTTTTGGCATCTTAGCATATACCGTTGCTACCTGTGCACCACGAATCAGCTGGTCATGAACCTTATTGATAATCTCAGGTGTAATGTCTGGCATATCACCCTGTACGTTGATGATACGATCATAAGACTGAAACACGTTGTTGACATACCAGCAGCAACGGTCAGTACCATTCTCAGCATCCTCTGTAAGAAATGCTTTGGCTTTAGGCATGTGGTCAACAATCTCTAGCGAGTCTGTCAATACGAATGTGGGAATTCCTGTCTCTTCACACTTGCGGTAGACACGCTGAATAAGTGTTTCGTCACCCAACATAGATAGCATCTTGCGTGGAAATCTCTTACTCTCAATACGAGCAGGTATCAATATTGCTGTCTTCATTCTATTCTCCGTCATGCTTTGTAGTTTCATTGCCCCAACTATCCCAACCAAGATGCGTGTTGCGAGCAAACAATTCAATATATGGTCCGTCTAATAATTCTTCAATATAGTTATACATATTGTCTGGTTTTCTACTATGCTCTCTTCTATTATCAACGACTAACTGTCTTACTGACTTAGACTTTCTTTTTGGTTTACCCTTAGTAGCAAGCAAACACATTTCTGGATTACTTCGTGTCCAATAACCAAGCCCAGTAAAGAAACCGAGAGATGTTTTATTCGTCTTTGCCCAGGTAAATCCTACTGTTTTATATTTGAACCCCCACGCTTCGATTACTTTGAATGCCTCTTGCAATAGAGGGTCAACTACCCACATTAGAAGTGTGCAGTCCTTATCTGCTAGATTACCGATAGGTAAGTTACAGATATCATCTATAGACATACAGTTATAATGCTGATTAGGATTCCTGTCTTCACCTTTCGCAGAAAAGTTTTTGAAGTACCAGGGTGGATCGGCATATATCACACTATACTTTTTATCTGGTAGTTCAACCAAAGAAATCCTCCAAGTTATTTTGTTTCTCAGCATTCCAACCCATCGCATCTAGAATGACTTGGATGGGGTCAAGAAAACTTTTCTCGAATTGTTTATTATAGTCTATATATTGCTCTAAGTCAAGTTCTTTTGGCAGGACATTCACGAAGCCAAACACGTTTTCCTGTATCGGGTTAGGCATCGTCATGTACAGAAACTTCATCTTGTTACCTGACTGAATGCGCTCATACCGACTACCAAGTTTGTTGTCATTCAAACTTTTGTTATACAGCAACGCAGCACGAACGTGGATTGGTGTACCCTTCTTGTACAACGACGAAGCATCAGTCCACTTCTCCATCTCAGACACACCACGAGGGAATGCGATGTCCTCTGCTGGCAACTTCATATACTCCACTCGCAAGTCTTCGATATGCTGCTGCACCTCAGTCTCAGTGCAGGTCACAATCTTCTTGATGGTGTCCATAATCAAGTCACGGCAGACCT